AAGGTCACCCGCCGGCAGCTCCGGGCTGCCCTATGCCAACCCTACGATAACACGCGCACACGCATAGGCGCACGTTAATGAATCCGGAGATCACGCCGGGCCACCTGAAGCAATCCTAGCGCAATTACTATAACGCTTGTATCTCTAGGCGTCAATAGGCGCGTGAGTGCTTATGTTAAGCGCTATCTTGTTGTGTCTTGAAAAATAATTGTTGTCTGAAGGATTGGATAAGGCAGGTATTAAAAATTTGCTTTAGTGTACTAAAGGATATTACAAATTATAAGGTTTAAATACAGAACATATGTGTCTTTTAGGGTGCGGGAGGTATCTATGCGTTTTCGGAATAAAACATAGTGGCTTAGTATGCTTTAGAAAAATCTATCTGTATAAGACATATAAAACATACTAGATTGATATGTTATAGGGAGACACAAAAGCTATATAACATCCGGCAACCCCCACGCAACCTTAAAGCACCTCTAAAACGCCCAGAAATACCTCTAAAACGTCTTAAAATACTCATCGCATATAAAAACTACTAAACGCACAAAAAGACAGCCTTAAAACGGCTGTGAGAGGGAGACAGAAACATATAGGAATGAGACTGTACACTTATAGATAGCTTGTGGTATACTAAAAATACCTTAAAGATGACTAAAGGAGACTATAAACCAATGAAAATAATGATCTATATTGTGGACGTTATTATATTACTAGCGATCTTATTTGGCAGTCTTATGATAGCTGCCTTATTAGCTGATCTGATAGCACCACAACTACTTAATGCACCTACGGGAAGTTATAGTAGTGCTTACCGTGTCTTAGCTATCTTTTGGTTTGCGGGGGCGTGGACGATCACTAAAATATGTCATAACCGCATAAAAGAACACCTTGAAGAGCATAGTATAAAAGAAGCATCAATAAGTATATTACAACTGTTTGTAGTTGGATTTATGACGCTTTTTAGTATCATACGCATTATCATAAATATACTATTTCCGATTGCGGTTATATACATAGCATATCATTTTTGGACGCATTAATAAGATAATACAAAATAGCCCTACATATTGCAGCATATTAATCGTTGCAGCATGTAGGGCTTTTTTGTCTTTATTTTTTATCTTTCCGGGGGAAAGCTACGACTTCTTTTTTGCCATTCTGATCTAGATAGGTTTGCATTAGCCGCTTAATAACTTTAGACGGCGTCTGATCTTTCTCCTCACAGAGCGCAAAGAAGGCCTGTTTTAATTCTTTGTCTATCCGCATTGACAACCGTATTTCTTTTTCCATTTTCTCACCTCCATTTTTTTTTTCAAAACCTGTGAACCCTTGGGAACACTATATCTGAAGTATATCGCAAGGGGCTTTTTTTGTCAATCTCGAAAAAATTTTAAAATAAGGGGTTGACATGTGTTCCCGTTTTGTGCTATCCTTTGGACAACGGGAACACAGGGGTACACAACCCCGCAAAGTGAACCCAAAAAATTTTAGCCATGTGAGTGTACACAAGTACACCCGAAAGGAGAATGCAACTATGAAAAACGACACCATCACACGCACAATCCGTGGTATCAAATGCCGGTACAGCCACACAAGCCTAAAACAAGGCTATGTTAGCCGGGTGACACCCAACCCGGAACATCCGGCCTCCAAAGGCTACTACGAGCCCTACTCCGGACGCTTCGGGGAAGGCTTCGCGGAACTGGAGCCTAATTGGAATAGCACACAATACTGCTATATCTCCTACTGGATAGCAGTATAAGCAATCAACCTAGCGGAGACGGGGACACCTCTATAATCTTGTGTCTCCTCTCCAAAACACAAGGAGGAAAACCAAAATGATGAAGGCACTTGAAGCACTTGTAAGCGTCCACGGTTATAAAAGCGTCGGTAATCATGCCGTAGCGAAAATTGCGTCTGTCTCATTTTATATCAAACATAACAGCGAAAGAGTTCTTGTCCCGGAATGGAGAGAGGCCCACGGATTTAATCGCTGTTTCCTCTACCACGGAAATAAAATCTGCCTTGTCGATGATCGGCGCAAGCGCATCATCCTTACAAACGCCGGATGGAGAACACGCAGCACCGCATGGGCACTTAATGACTATCGTCGCTACTTTGTAGAGGAGCTAGGATATACCGAATGGTAATAGCCCTATCACACCGGACGCAGGGAGGATATGCCGATATTGTGTCTCCTCCTTGCACCAAAACCGGGGTTATCGCACTGATAGCTGATTTGCAAGTGCCTAACCGGATAGAGTAACTTTTTAGAACAAACATATCAAAAAGGAGAAATGCAACCATGAAAAAATATCTCAACAACCTTGAAAAGTCTGTCCTTTCTATGATGATTGACAATCTCGACGACATGGAGGGCCGGGAAGGTTACATTTCTGAATTGGCCTTTGACCTCTTCGAGAGTGAGAACGCAACCGGAAGCATCACTTGCAACGCGTGGGCTGCTGAAGAATGGATAGGCGAACACTTCCACGACCTAGGCGATGTTGTTGACGAAATGGCAGCCGAATGGGACATCACACCAAATCCATTCGCAAGCCCAGAAACCTTCCAGGTGCAAGTTGTCCTGTTTGTTGCCTCCGGATTGGTCCCTGCGTCCGACTGGACCGACTACCGGGACGACGACGCAATCACCTATGACACGGAGACCATCGAGATCATTAAGCGGGAGTGGCAGGAGGCACTCGACGCCTAGGAAGCACAGACAGCCGGAGGAGGGGACGCAGCCGAACTTGTGTCTCCTCCGTGAACAGAGAGGAAAGGAAAATTATGAAAATCTCAGAGTACATCCTTGAATTGCTCACGAACGAGCATGAGGCAAACATGCTCACGAACGAGCATGAGGCAAACATGCTCGAAAACGAGCAGAACTTTTACGGCGCGGATGTGTGCCGTGAAGAATTTGACGCAGACTGGGAAGATTGGATTTGCAGCCTCTCTGATAACACGTGGGAGGTCGTGCGCCGTGTACGGTCGCAAGCCGTGCGCCTAATGCGTGGCGTTGGCTATGACCGCGCTATGGCAGAGGTCAGCCGTCTTGCTGTCAACGAGCAGGATATTTAAGAGGAGGGAGATTATTATGGCTAAGAAAATTGAAATGGTCAAGGCATGTGCGGAATCGTGCGTACTCTTGACTGTCAACTATGACGGTACGTCTACTATGGCACACCGTCCAACTAATGGGGCGGCTGTTGTGCAGGGGGTAGCAGACGCCTGCAAGGAGTACCACACACAAGGACTGATCACGATTGATCGGGGCGTATGGCGTACTGTCGCAGAGTTTGACGGCGCAGATATTTGGGTTGACCACGTTATCAGACACAAGGGACATTATCGCCGCCGTAACGCAGACAAGGCGCGCCGTTTCTGAGAGAGAATAGAGTACGTTTTGATTAGGTGAAAGGAGGTGATAAGAACGTCTATATTTTATATGCCTTAATTAGAACGTACGTACTTTTTTCTAGGTGGTACACAAGAAGAGACCACAACAAGGAGGAACATGAAAATGTTGGATGAATACGAACAGTACAAAGAAACTTATGGTGACATGTACGACGCACAGCTCCTTTTGGAAGAGGAAGCAAAGCGGACAGCCGAAACACGTATGCAAGTCATTCTTGATGAAGTCCGAAAGAATGGCGCCGGACAAGGAAAGCTTGCAGGAAAATTTATTGCACACACATGGGAGACTAGCCGCAACAATATTCGAGCGCTACTTAACGACGTACAATCCCCCAAAAAGACAACCCAAGGCGCATGGGTGCAGCCTATGCAGGAACTCCTTGATATCTACCGTCTTGAAGATGGTCTTTCGGGTGATCTTGAAAACCTTCTTGTACTTGTAGGACATAGCACCGCGATAGACTGTGTTCTGCTTGCACAGAAAGAACAATTTAAGACCCTATCAAACATCGCTATTGAAATAGGCCGTTCCATTCGACAAGAAGCTTCCGTAGAGAAGTTTTATCAATGGTCGAAGGAGACCAAAGATGTAAACCTTACACAACTCCGGCGCTCTATGGAAACAGGAATTGAAAAGCGTGTCCGTAGTTCATATCGCATCGTCTATGCTGTCAACCGGATGAATAAACAAGGCTTTTCTGGTCTTAAATGGAACAAACAAACCGAATTAGCCTTAGGGGCTAAGGTCCTTGAAATGTTGATCGCCGGGAGTGATTATTACACCATAACTAACCAGGTGATTGGTGGGAAAAAGATCAAATGCCTAGGAATGACAAAATGGTTCGAAGATGCTTGGTTCCAGAATGAAAATCGGCTGATAGCAAATGCTATAAAGTATATTCCAACAATCATCCCACCTAAACCGTGGAGCTCTCCACAAACCGGCGGTTATTATGGGGCGTCAACCCTCGGCGTTAAACTTATACGTATGGAAGGTAACGCAAGCAGCCCCACAATTAATAACTATATTCGGAAGCTGAATGCCGTCAACCTAGACAAAATATATAAGGTTCTTAACGCCATGCAGCAGACCTCTTTTGTCATCAATAAGGACATCCTGCGCATCCTCCAAAATATTTACAACACAGGAGGCGAGCTCGGAGGCGTCCCACGTACAGAGCCAATCCCGAATCTCCCTCCGAAGTCCGAAGGAACCCCGGAAGAGGAATTGCGGGAGCATAAGCGGAAGATGACAGCAATTTATAAGCAGGAGGAAGCCCGCAAGAGCAAGGCTCTCCGCTTCAAGATTGCCCTCACCACCGCTGAAAAATTCGCACAGTATGAGAAGATTTACTTCCCGTGGAACATTGATTACCGGGGTCGCTGCTATCCAATCCCAACAGCAATCAACCCGCAAGGCGATGACATTCAAAAAGCCCTGCTCCTCTTTGCAGAGCCCACGCCCCTCGCCGGGGATGATGACACAAAGTGGTTAGCAATCCACGGGGCGAACCTAGCCGGCCGGGACAAGCTCACCTTCGCTGAGCGCATCCAGTGGGTTGATGACAACAAGGATAATATTCTTGCGTCTGCCTCCGACCCGCTCGGTTGTATATGGTGGTCTGAGATCGCCAAGAACGATTATCCGATGGAGTTCTTAGCGTTCTGTATGGAGTGGAAGAAGCTCCTTGACTACAAGGCGCAGCACGGCACCGCCGCAGGTTTTTTGTCATCCCTCCCGGTCGCTTTCGATGGCACCTGCTCCGGCCTTCAGCACTTCTCCGGGCTGCTGCGGGATGAGATTGGAGGAGCAGCAGTCAACCTTAGGCCTTCCGATCAGGTGCAGGACATTTATAGCCTTGTTGCTGATAAGGTCAACCTTGTGCTACTGCAGGATGCAGAGACCGGCACCGAGGACACCCTAAAATATGACAAAGCGGGAAATGTTGTCACAGACAACGAGGGAAACCCCCGCAAAGTCTACGGGACAAAGACCCTAGCACAAAACTGGGTTGTCTTTAATCGCCTAAAGTATGCACAGGACGGTATCACCCGCAAAGTATGCAAGCGCAGTGTCATGACCCTTGCTTATGGCAGCAAACAATATGGCTTCCGGGAGAACCTTCTTTCGGACATTATCAACCCCTTTGTCTTAGATCATCCCGATAACAGCCCATTCATTTCCCCGCTGCAAGCATCTGCCTACATGGCAAAACTGATCTGGGAAGCAGTTGGAAAAACCGTTGTAAAGGCAGTTGAGGGAATGGCATGGATGCAAAAAATTGCAGAGCTGATCTGCAAAGACAACCATGTTGTGACTTGGACCACCCCGAACGGTCTCCCTGTGCAGCAAAATTATATGAGGATGGAGCAAAAAACTATCCACCTGCGCTTCAACAAAGCAAGAGTGCGTTTCTACACACAAGAAGAGAAAGAAGGACAGGTAGACACAAGGCGTCAGGCACAGGGCATCGCCCCCAACTTTATTCACAGCATGGATGCAGCACATCTTCAACGTGTTGTCAATAGTGAATATGAAAAAGGTAACCGAAACTTTCTCATGATTCATGACAGCTTCGGAACAGATGCAGCACATGCCGGAAGCCTCTTCCGAACCATCCGGGAGGAGTTTGTCAACCTCTACAAAGATCAAAACCACCTTGCGAACTTCTTAGAGCAGGTCTCTTATCTCATTAATGAGACTGATAAGGTTCCGAAGCTTCCGAAGTTTGGCAAACTAGATCTTGAAGAAGTCAAGAAGTCAGACTTTTGTTTTGCGTAAAAGGACAAAAGCAGGGAGAAATCCTTGCTTTTAATATTTCTCTAAGGTGGTACACAAGAAGAAGGGGAAAATATACGCTTTAATATTTCTCTAAGAAATAGAAAGCATCTTCAGAACACCTTCAAGGTGTACCTTAATCATTACTACTATTATTACACTAAAAAGAAAGGCTTATAAGTTTATATATATATATATAATACCTTGTTTGTCTCTCCAAACTATGTATCTTAAAGGAGTACAGGATGTTTAATTACAAGAACCAAGAGCTTTCTGGGTGCGACTTTCATGGACAGGATTTAAGCTACGTTGATTTCAGTAATGCCAATCTCACTGGAGCATGTTTCAATGACGCTAATCTTACACGGGCAAACTTTACTAATGCAAACTTGAATGGAGCAAAGTTTCACCGGACAGACCTTACATATGCTTTCTTGGACAATGCGAACCTCTGGTCAGCACATATTGTTCACAGCAACCTTATTGGAGCGTCATTTGTCGGTGCAGACCTGAGTTTTACACTCCTGGATACGGTCGACCTTACAGGCATCAATCTTACCGATGCAAACATAAAATATGTGAGTCTCGTTAATACGACGTTTTATCGTGTAATGGGTGTAGATGTCATCCAAGTCGGTCCGGTCAATGGTCTTTATGCAGCTTATCTCATAAATAAGGACTGTGTCATATCGGATATATTTACATGGTTAGACGAGGATCGTTCACTTGCACACTTTAGGGAAGTTATTATTAAAAATTTTAAAGGTAAGACGCAAAAGCTCCGCTACTATGAAGCATTGCTATCCTTCTTTGAGACGTATGCAGGTATACTTGTGACAGGTACCACACCTTCATAATCAGCCCTTCAACTTCATATCCTTTAGTCAACTAAAGTCTCTCTTCCTGAGAGGCTTTTGTTTTTTTTTGTTGTCTTTTTCTATCACGAAAGGAGGCGGCGTTTCTATGCCTGCCAAGAAGAAAACCACATCCACACCAACACCCGACATACCGAATCTCTCTGTCAAGCTCAAAGACCTCCCCGATGACCCCAACATGGCGAAAATCGTGCAGGTCGTCCGGCTGCATCCTGCTGCTAGATTGCCTATGAAGCAGACGGTAGGTTCTGCATGCTTTGACCTTGCTATTTTGGAAGATACCTACATCCCTCCAATCAAGGCTGTGGATTTTCCGAGCATCCTTCGTACAGGGCTCGCCTTTGCCATCCCTGAAGGCTGCCACATGAAGGTGTTCCTGCGCTCCTCCGTAGGAGCAAAGTCGAACCTCCGACTTGCTAATCATATCGGCATCATTGACAGCGACTATCGCGGCGAGGTGCAGCTTATTATTGAGAACCTCGGGCGCTCCGGGATTCACCTCCCGGCCGGCACTCGTATCGCTCAGTTCCTCATTGAGCGGAACGTCCCTGTCAAATTTATGGAGATTGACGAGCTCGAAATGACTGCACGCGGTACCGGCGGTATTGGCTCCACAGGGAGGGCGTAATCATGGCAGCCTTAGACAAACATTATCAGGGTGAAGTACAGCCTATTCAGCTTATGCAGGCCCAGATGAGCAAAGAGGCATTTGAAGGCTTTCTTCGCGGCAACATCATCAAGTATGTCTCCCGCCTCGGTAAGAAGGATGCCCCTACCAAGGAGACTGCAAAGATACTCCAGTATGCCGTGTGGCTCCATCAGAGTGTAAAAGGAGAGGAGCTGACGTTATGAGAGTGATTGAAAAGTATGTATGTGAGTGCTGCGGGGGGGAGTTTGCTCTGCAGTCCGAGGCTGAACGATGTGAGAAGCGGCATCTGCACCCGCAGCGGACAGACTTCATCTATCCGGTGGCTCGTTTTACTCGTTTTAATGAGACTACCTATCCGAGCGAAGTGCGTGTGCACTTTGAGGATGGCAGTTTTGCTGTCTATACGGACAAAGGTCGTGTACCGCCTCAGAAAGACAAGGCTTCCGCAGGTGGTACACAAGGAGAAGAGAAAACCTCTTCGCAAAAATAATCCACAGCAAGAAAGGAAAACATCATTATGGCAAAGACAACCTACAAGACCGGCACGACCGGCATCGGTGAGTTCAACTTTCCGCACCTTCTCGACACCGAGGAATTTCAGGGCAAGGACACCGGTAAATTCTCCGTCTCCTTCAAGCCGAGCGCGGCCGACAAGAAGCGCCTGCTCAAAGAGATTGATGCAGAGTGGCAGAAGTTCAAGGAGAGCGAGGAAGGCAAAAAGCACAAGTACAAGTACGACTACGCCAACGGCCTCAGTACCTATCAGGATGAGGAGTACTTTAAATTTAAGATGCAACGCGTCATCCAGACCAAAAAGGGGGATTGGGTGCGTCGTGTCCCCATCTTTGATGCCACTAATAAAGAGATTGGTGCCGAGCTGACGAGCATTGGCAGCGGCACGCGCGGACGCATCGCATATGAACTCATGCCGTACTGGATGAATGACAAGAACTACGGTGTGTCTCTGCGCCTCACCGGCGTACAGATTATTGAACTTCGTGAGCAGGGTTCTGTCTCCGGCGATTCCCTTGGATTCGCTGTGGAGGAGGGTTATACCTATAAGGCTCCTGCAGAGCCTACACCCTTTGATGATGACGAGGCAGCTCCCGGAGAGGATGACGACTTCTGAGGAGACTAGCAGGCGGGAGGTATAGCTATAAGCCCTCCCGCGGACACCGCTCGGGACTAGAGGACAGCATTGCAGCACAGATCAAAACCATTGAGAAGAAAGAGGTCTACGAGCAGTGCAAGCTGTCCTATACCATCCCCGAGAGCGTCCACACCTACACCCCTGATTTTGTCTTATCCAACGGCATCATCATTGAGGCGAAGGGCCTCTTTGAGACCGCTGATCGACAGAAGCATCTGCTTATCAAAAAACAATATCCGCACCTTGACATACGGTTCGTATTCAGCAGTCCTAAACACAAGCTATATAAAGGCAGCCAGACAACCTATGCCGATTGGTGCGAGAAGCATGGCTTTCGCTATGCAGCAAAACTCATCCCTGCATCGTGGTTCCGTGAACCGCAGAAAGACATAACAGGGCTGATTGAAAAGACCAAAAAGAAAGAGAAGTGAATATGAACCCGCAGAGATTACAATTTAAGGAGCGTGATGTAACCAAAGGAATCCACATTACTTACAGCATGGCCGACATCCCGCTCGACGAGTACGAGAAGCACGTCATGCGAGATGGGTGGTTCAGCGTTGGTTTTCATTACATCATCCACCCGGATGGCAGAGCCGAGGCAGGCATTCCCGTTACGCAGCACGCTGACCCCTCCATTGAGGGATGGCAGGACAGCATCTGCATCCTCCTTATGGGAGCACCTGAGGGGCAGAGCACAGCACTCCAACGCGCCGCTATTGACACCATCGCACGAGAGCACAACGTCACACCCGTCTACTAGGAGGGGCTATGTCAGACATCATTAACGCCCATCTGCCTTGCCCCGACTGCGGGAGCAGCGACGGCATGACAGAGTACACAGACCACACCTTTTGTTTTGTCTGTGAGAAGTGGACGCCGACCGGAGGAGGAAGGAGGAACGCACCCATGCCCAAGGGACTTATCCCAATGGGAGATATGGAATATCGTGCGCTCAGAGCACGCGGCATCCGCGAGGACACCTGCCGCAAATACCATTACACATGCACACGGGATAATCACGGCAACCCGCTGCAAGTCGCTAACTACTATGGTGATGAGGGGCGTATTATCTTTCAAAAGACCCGGGACAAAGACAAAAACTTTTATGTCTTGGGCAAGAAGCAGCATCGCTTCTTCGGGCAGCACCTCTTCCACAGCGGGCGAAAGCTCGTCATCACAGAGGGCGAGATCGACTGCCTCACCGTGTCGCAGGTGCAGGGGAACAAATATCCTGTTGTATCCGTTCCCTTCGGCTGCCAGAGTGCACACAAGATATTTCGTGAGAACCTTGATTGGCTCTTAGGCTTCGAGGAGATCGTCGTCATCTTTGATGAGGATGAAGCCGGACAAAAGGCAGTCAAGAAGCTCAGCGGAATTCTGCCTCTGGGCCGTCTGAAGATTGGACATCTCCCACTCAAAGACCCTAATGAATGTCTCCTTGCCGGCCACCCCGATTACATCGTGTCAGCTATATGGAATGCTGAAGAATATCGGCCTGACGGCATCCACAATGCAAAGGACATGCTCAGTACACTCCTTGCAGATGATGCAGACATAGAGAGTTATGCCTTTCCGTGGGCACCCGAACTGACCCGCATGACACACGGCATCCGAAAGGGGGAGCTTCTATTTCTCACCGCCGGGAGCGGCATCGGGAAATCCACAATGGCCCGGGAGCTTGCCTACGCCCTGCATATGCGCGATGGGCTGAAGGTCGGCATGGTGATGCTAGAAGAATCCCCGAAGAAAACCCTGCGTGACCTTATGTCCATCCATCTCAGTAAGCCGTTGCATCTCATGTGGAATGACAAAACCAAGACTGAGATCGAGGAGCATTACAATGAGGTATTCGGTGACGGAGGCATCCTACTTTACGACCACTTCGGAAGTATTGAGAGCGACAACCTCCTTGACAAGATTCGGTACATGATTGTCACCGGTGGATGCGATTTTGTCGTCTTAGACCATATCACCATAGCGGTGACAGCGATGGATGATACTTCGGTCGATGAGCGCCGGACCATTGATCGCTTAATGACTGCCCTTCGGAGCCTCATAGAGGAGACTAAAGCAGGTATTATTGTTGTCTCCCACCTCCGCAAGACTGATACAAAGTCCTGCCCCTTCGAGCAGGGGGGCACCATCACACTGGATGACCTGCGTGGCAGCGGCAGCCTGAAGCAGCTCCCCGATACCATCCTTGCCTTAGAGCGCGATCAGCAGGCAGAGAGTGAGGATGACCGCAACACCTTACGTTTACGTGATCTGAAGTGCCGCTTCACAGGCAACACAGGCCTCGCAGATAAAGTACGTTTTAACAAAAAAACCAATCGTTTGGAAGAAATTGACCCCCTTGACGTAGAGGAGGTACAGGAAGGAGAAGATGTAGAATGTCCATTTTAGTTCCACTTGTATCGAGTGGCATCACCATGAATGAAATCCCCGGGCGTATTGCCGTCTACTTTGAACTAGGTAACTGTACGCAGGGGTGCCCCGGCTGTCATAGTCCGCATCTCAGCAAACAGCAGGTGCTTGCTATCACACCAATAGAGGAGCTTGAGGGCATTGCCGAGGAGCAGATGAGGAAGGGGGCGAATGCCATCCTTATTATGGGTGGTACGACCAACGGCATCAGCAAGCATGACCTTGTTACACTCCTTCGGCGTCTTAGTTGTATTCTTCCTGTTTGTCTTTATTCCGGTTCAGATAATGAGGAGTATGACAAAGAGATTGCGAAAGTAGCTAGTATTTCATGGCTGAAAACAGGGAGTTACAAGGAAGAATATGGGGGACTAGATAACCCCCGGACCAACCAACGCTTTTATGAGGTAGAGGAATACATATGCATGGATAGAACAGACACCTATCTTTGTGTCCGTACTCGTTTCCATGACAGGACTTACCTCTTTCAAGACAAACAGAAAGGAGCATTATGCAGCTAACCTCTGAGCAGCTTCAGGACAGACAGTCCTTTATAGATAACTACATCAATGCCACTAACGCAGCGTCCGGCAGCGAGGTTGACAGCAATGCCAACGTCACGCATAAGACCCTTGCCACCTTGGAGGCAGAGCTTTACAAGCCTCTCACCATCCAGATCAACCGGCACCTTGTCTGTCAGAAACTCCGGGAACGCTTCGGCGCCGACGCTGAACGGAACTATCTGGAGGACATCAAGAACCATCTCATCTACATCCACGATGAGACTAGCCTCAAACCCTACTGCGCCTCCATCAGCCTCTATCCTTTCCTGTTGGAGGGGACAAAGAGCCTCGGAGGCGTCTCCGGGCCCCCGAAGAACCTTCAGTCTTTTTGTGGCGGCTTCGTGAATCTTGTCTATCAGATTGCGAGCAACTTCGCCGGTGCTGTTGCAACGGTTGAGTTCCTGCATATGTTTGACTACTTTGCCCGTAAGACCTACGGCAAAGATTATCTTGAAACTCATGAGAAGGAGATTGAACAGGAACTTCAGGGCGTCGTCTATGCTCTGAATCAGCCTGCATCCGCTCGGGGCGATCAATCCGTATTCTGGAACATCAGCGTTCTTGATGCACCTTACATGCAGGAGCTTTTTGGCGCCTTCTATTATCCGGATGGAACACAGGTTGACATGCAGAGTACACGGGACTTGCAGTTCTTCTTCATGGAGTGGTTCCGTAAAGAGAGACAAAAAGAACTATTGACTTTTCCTGTACTTACCGCAAGCCTACTCACAACAAAGGATGGCTTCGCTGATGAAGCGTTCCGTTGGAACTGTGCAAATTTCATGAGCAGGGGGCTTAGCTTTTTTGTCTACATGAGTGACAGCGTCGACAGTCTTGCTTCCTGTTGCCGCCTTCGGAACGAGCTTGCAGACAACACATTCAGCTATACGCTCGGTGCGGGTGGTGTTGTCACAGGAAGTGCACAGGTTATCACCATCAACATACACCGCTTTATGTGGGAGGATGGAACATGGAATGGACTTCACCACCTCATTGACCGCGTTCACCAGTACCTCATTGCCTCCCGTATGGTCTACGAGGACTACATTACCGCAGGGATGCTCCCCGCCTACACAGCGGGCTACATGGACATCGACCGGCAGTTCCTCACCATCGGACTGAACGGCGTCGTAGAGGCAGCGGAGCACATGGGATATGCCATCAACAACAACGTGTCATACAGGGCATTTCTGGAAGTGATGCTTGCCACCTTCAAGAGAAAGAATAAAGAAGCCCTTCAGAAATACGGCTGCCGCTTCAATACCGAGTTCGTCCCCGCTGAGAATCTGGGTGTCAAGAACGCCAAATGGGACAGAGAGGCAGGTTTCCCTGCACAGCGAGCTTGCTACAACTCCTACTTCTACCGCGTAGAGGACAGGGAGCTCACGATCCTTGACAAGATCGAGATGTATGGCAAGGAGATCACTAGTCACCTCGATGGGGGAAGTGCACTGCACCTCAATTTGGAGCAGCTCATGTCCCTCAATCAAGCCCTTCTTATCTTCGACCTCTGCCGCAAGAATGGTGTTCCCTATTGGACAACCAATACGAAATGTACCATCTGCAACACCTGCGGAAAGATCGACCCTGAGACGCGGGACACATGCAGACATTGCGGGAGCACTGACCTTGACTATGGCACCCGCATCATTGGCTACCTTCGGCGCATCAGCAGTTTTTCAGACGGCAGACAGCAGGAGGCGGCCAAGAGGTACTACATCAAGTAACAAACATTCAAGACACAAAGGAGAGATGATTATGTTTATGATTCGTTTTTGTGAGAAATGCTGCGAGATTCTTCTTCATTGGTACGAGCGTATGCGAGACCTTCGGCTCGGTTATATCCGGCGCTGCATCTCCATCCGCAAAGGGCTCCTGCATGAGCTCGGTGTCACAGAGGCACGGATTCATCTGAAGCAGGACAGCCTCACGCGCGAGATCGAACAGCTCAACATTCGCATGACGAAGGGGTGAGCCTATGCTCCTCTTCGACATTGAGACCAATGGCCTCTTAGAGGAGACCACCATACTGCACTGTATGGCAATCTGCGACACCGACACAGGCGTCATCGACGGCTATGGCCCTGCTCAGGTTCATAAAGGCGTGGAGCGCTTGATGAATGCCTTAAAGCAGGGCATACCGATCGGGGGTCACAACATCATCAACTTTGATATTCCCGCTCTCAGCAAGCTCTATCCCTACTTTGTTGTCTCCCGCAACAAGCGCCCTCTTGTCATCGACACACTCATTCTGTCCCGTCTGATCTACTCCAACTTAGAGCAGACCGATCTCGGACTAATGAGAGTTGGCAAGCTCCCGAAGAAACTCTACAAGAAGCACAGCCTCAAAGCATGGGGTTATCGTCTCGGAGAGTACAAGGGAGACTACGGAGAGCAGGAGGGGGCATGGCAGACTTACAGTCCTGAGATGCTTGACTACTGCAAACAGGACGTGCAGGTCACCGTGGCCCTTTATAAGCGGCTGACAAAAGGAAGTTATTCCAAGCGTGCCATAGAACTAGAGCACGAAGTCGCATGGCTCATGGCACAGCAGGAACGCAACGGCTTCCCCTTTGACCGAGAGGGAGCAGAGAACCTTGAACGCATCTTACGGGAGCGACAGGCTGTCCTTTTGGCGCAGCTTACCGCAGCCGTCCCCCCTCTTCCGGACAAAGTATTTATCCCAAAGAGGGATAACAAGAAACTCGGTTACAAGAAAGGCGTACCGATTCAGCGCTATAAAGACTTCAATCCAAACAGCCGCAAGCAGATTGAGTATGTCTTTCGGCAGCTCCACACATACAACCCCGACAATCCAGACCTCTACGACACCCCCGAAGAGTGCAGCGATTACAAACAGTATCGTCTCAAAATTGATGATGAGACCTTTCGTTTCATCAAAGAGGACGAGAGTGCACCTGATGAGGTCCGTTCCCTTGCAGCAATCATGGAGGAAGCCCTTCTGATCGGAAAACGCCTCGGACAACTCGCCGACGGCAAGAACGCATGGCTCAAAGAGGTGGGAGAGGACGGGCGTATTCACGGACATGTTATCACCAACGGTACTGTCACAGGCAGGGCCGCTCATTCCCATCCCAACGTCGCCCAAGTTCCCGCCGTGGACAGTCCCTACGGCAAGGAATGCAGGGCGCTTTTTCATGCCGGAGGTTGGACACAGGCGGGTGTAGATGCCTGCGGGTTGGAGCTGCGCTGCCTTGCGCATTATATGTCTAAGTATGATGGTGGACAGTATGCTCATACCATCCTCAACGGAGACATACACACCATGAACCAACAGGCCGCAGGACTGCCTGAGCGTAATCAGGCAAAGACCTTTATATACGCCTTCCTCTACGGAGCAGGAGACGCCAAGATTGGACGTATTATTGGAGGTGACGCAAGCGATGGAAAGACCATCAAACGAAAATTTCTTAAAGCAACCCCCGCCATCAAGCAGCTTCGTGACGCGGTGCAGGACGCTCTTGTCGAGACGGATAAAGGTAGAATTGTCCATTGGAAACGGCATTACCTTCGCGGTCTCGATGAACGGCTACTCCATGTGCGCAGTCCTCATTCTGCTCTTAATCTGCTCCTTCAGTCAGCAGGTGCTTTGATCTGCAAGAAGTGGATTGTCTTAACTGAGCAGCGTCTCATTGACAGGGGACTGCGACACGGGTGGGACGGCGACTTTGCCCTTATGGCGTGGATTCACGATGAGGGGCAGTGGGCGTGCAGAACCCCCGAGATCGCTGAGATCATCCTCGCAGAATCCCAAGCCGCCATGCGTGAGACACAAGAGTTTTTTGGTTTCCGCATGCAGCTTGACACCGAGGGGAAGATTGGACAGAACTGGTCCGAGTGCCACTAGGAGGAGTTATGAAAAAGAATACGTTTAGAAAAGGAGAGGTCATCTTAGATGAAATCTCTGATTTAAAAATTTTACAACGTGCTGTTTTCTATGAAGGTACGCATATTGTAGGAGATGTCTTTCCAAACCTCACTATTCCATATAAAGTAGGCCTTCTGATTCAAGAATATTGTCGCAAAAGAATAGAAGAACTTGAAGATGAATTTGAAGCTTTGTGAAAAGGAGAGAATGCACATGATTAAGAAAGACCTGAAATGCCCGCGATGCGGTAAGACCCTTCTCCGGCTTTACGGCACCGCAATTCATTCCGTGCGCTGCACCTGCGGCCACTGGATTGATCTCAAAGAAAAACCAAAGCGGCCGAAAGAAGGGCGTGCATGATTTACAGTGACTATCGCGCTAAGAAACACAAGGCGACACACGTCATCTTCAGCGGAGACGGGCCGGTCTATTGCACAATCTACTCTTCAAAGCAGCGTGCCCTTCGCCGCCTCCTGTCCTGTTCACATGAGCCTATGTCGCTTCACGACACCTTCGGGCGCCTCATCGCCTACACAGATCATGGGAATGTGGTGATACGTCATGCCCACCGCTGAACTTATCTCCGCGACGCACGAGCCCTTAGAGCTCTTAAAGAAAGCTGCGGGGCAGTGTTACCAACGAGAAGCAACCGATGCCACCATCAAACATATCATCGAGGCAGGGCACCTCAGTGTTTTAGAGCATGCCTATGCCTCCTTTGCGGTATCATGCAGTCTCACCGTCCTCCTGCAGCTTACACGGCACCGGCATTTGTCTTTCACCGTGCAGAGCAGCCGGGGGACGCTTTTGGATGACCTGCATGAGACAGGTATCTTGCAGGTAGATGCTCAGAACAGGGGAGCACTTCATCGGTACCATCAGCTTGCGAGCGAGGGTTACCGCAAGGATGATCTCGCTTACATCCTCCCGAAGGGCATCACCTACCATCTTGTTGTCACCGGCAACTTTCGGGCATGGTTCGAATACCTTCCGAAACGTCTCTGCCAGAGAGCAACAGCAGAGCACAGAGAGCTTGCCAAGAAGATACATCACTTCTTGTGTCTCCTCTGCCCTGAGGTGTTTTGCCGTGTGCAGCTTTCATGTACCACTTGTAAAGAAAGGAGTTGTGCATTCAGTGATTGAGACACCGGATTACAACAGCACCTATGAACCTGAAGCGAATGCGGCACGTTATGGGATGCAGGTCAACCCCAAGACATACCATGTCATGAGCACCCTTGAAAAACTCGGGGAGAACCAAGTCCGCTACGGGGCACCTTATTGCCCCTGCCTCCCCAACCATAGTGAGGCAACCATCTGCCCGTGTCGTTACATGCGTGAGATGAAGGCGTGCCGGTGCGGACTTTATGTGAGAAAGGAAGGGGAGAACAATGTGCGTTAATACGGGGAGGTTCCCAAACCCCAACTCTGTTGTCACTCCCGAGAAGAAAGGAAAATGCAGAATGAATAATCAACCCTTCATTGTTCCTGATGAAGCCTTAGAAGAAGCAAGAGAAGTTGCACGGAATCGTAAGGATGAGCATGTGCCATTTCTTATGCTGCACTGTCCCTGCGGTGGGGGACTGTTCCATATCTCCACAAAGGACGAAAGCGCTGATGAGTACCGCATCGTCTGTTCTGACTGTGGAGAAACACTTGCGTCTGTAAGTCGTTACTCTCTCCATTTTTGGGGGAAGATCAACCGTCGTAAGGAGGACACCAATGCCAATACGACCCCCTGATATGGACATGATCGTCATTAACCTTCTCTTCCTCGGAATTGCGGTGGTGCTCCTATGCGGCTGAAACTCTTGATCGACGCTGATATGTTTGCCTTCATGGCATGTGCTTCAGCCACCTATGAAGCTGAGTGGGAGAGCGGCATCAGCAGCTACTTTGCCGACTTCGAGGAGGTCAAGGCGAACTTTACGAGCCGACTGGATGGG